TTAGTCAAGCTAATGCCGCATATACAAGAGCAAACAATTCTTTAAATGCAAATACTGGTGGTACTGTAACAGGTGATATTACTGCCACATCATTCATTACGACTGGCGCTTTTGGTAATATTACTGGCGCTAATACAGTCTATGCGAATAACTTTGTAGCTAATACAGGGTTCATTCAGTTCTCAGATGGTTCAAAACAATTTACTGCCAATGCGGGTGGTGGAACAACTGACACCTTTGCGAGAAATCAAGCGAACGCAGCTTTCTCTGCGGCTAATACTACGCAGTCTACGGCAACAACCGCCAATGATACTGCCACTTCGGCCTTCATTCAAGCAAATGCGGCCTTTGTTAAAGCAAACACAGGTACAGGTAATGCTTCTTTTGGTGATTATTTTCCAATATCAACAGATTGGGGTAACTTTACAGATGCCACAACATCTGCATTTGGCGAAGACTTAACTGTAATGTACGATTGTCGTGTAGACCCTATTACACCTAGAGGTTACCTTCTGTCAAAAGATTTTGGCTACGTAGCATAAGTATAAATAAGAGATAATTCAAGGATTTTAAATGGCCACACAAATACAATGGAGAAGAGGCACTACTGCTCAAACAGCATCGTTTACGGGTGCTGTTGGTGAAACAACAGTAGACACCTCCAAAAACACATTAGTCATACATGATGGTACTACGGCTGGTGGATTTCCGTTGGCCAGAGAAAGTGCTTTATCTGCAAATGCATCACAAATTCAAGCTTCATTTAATCAAGCTAATACAGCTTTTATAGCGGCAACTTCTGCTGGTATATACGCAAACGGTGCCTTTGTTTCTTCCAATACAATTCAAACTTATGTTACTAGTGCAAATGCAAACATTAGTTTATTGTTCTCGTATGTAAACACTGCCAACGCAAATATTACGGCTGCATTTGCGGCCGCTGGGTCTGCTGGTGTATATGCTAACGCTGCATTTATTCATGCTAATGCATCTTTTGCTTTTGCAAATACTATATCTGGCGGAGCTGCAATTGATAATGTTGCTAGAAGTTTGGCCAATTCAGCTGTTACACTATCAGAGGCTACTGATGCAACACAAAACAATAGTATAGCAGCCGCCTTTACTCAAGCAAATACTGGTGTTACAAATGCAGCAGCTGCTAGTAATTATGCTAATGCTGCTTTCTTAGCAGCCAATTCAGCAGCCACTTTATCAGCTGCTACCGATGCGACTCAGAATACTAATATTACCAATGCACAGAATACAGCCGATGCTGCTTTCTTAGCATCCAATACAGCGGCTACATTATCGGATGCTACCGATGCAACACAGAATAATTCCATAGCAGCTGCTTTTACTAGAGCTAATAATTCTATTAGTGCAAATGCAGGTGGTACAATTACAGGCGACTTAGTTGTTACAGGTAACTTAACAATTAGTGGCCAAACAACATATGCAAATACCATATCTGTTCAACTTGGTGATAATATTATCACCCTTAATTCAGAGACACCAACTTCATTAACACCAACAGAAAATGCTGGTATTGAAGTTAATCGTGGTAATACATTCGCAAACTCATCACTATTGTGGATTGAGTCTTCTGGTAAATGGCAAGCAAATAGTGGCTCTTTAACTGGTGCTTATTTCCTTGCTGATGAATCTGTTGTTACAGCTGCTTTCTTAGCTGCCAATTCAGCTGCTACATTATCAGCTGCTACCGATGCAACACAAAACGCCAACATTACATCGGTAACAAATACTGCAACGGCTGCTTTCTTGGCGGCTAATACAGCTGCTACATTATCAGCTGCTACCGATGCGACTCAGAATACCAACATTACCAACGCACAGAATACTGGTGATGCCGCTTTTCTTGCTGCCAATTCAGCTGCTACCTTATCAGCTGCAACTGATGCAACACAGAACAATTCTATAACAGCCGCTTTCGCACAAGCAAACACCGATGTTACCAATGTGTCTGTAGCTGCAGGAACTTATGGTAATGCAACACATTATGGTGTTGTATCTGTTGCAGCAAATGGTCGTGTAACTTCAGTATCAACATTCCCAGTTGTAGATTCAAGTGCGATTGCTTTCTCAATTGCTTTAGGATAAAATATGGCAAAACCAACCACAAGAGCTGAGTTTAAGACTTACTGCCTACGTAGACTAGGTTTTCCTGTCATCGATATTAATGTTGATGATGACCAAGTTGATGATCGTATTGATGATGCGCTTGCATTCTTTAATGATTACCACTATGATGGTACAGAAAAGATTTTTATGAAGCACCGCATTACTCAAGAAGATATTGATCGCCGTTGGATCCATTGTCCAGATGCTGTAACTTTTGTAACAAATGTATTTCCATTTGATGATTCTAATTCATCAATCAATATGTTTGACTTGCGCTATCAATTACGCTTGCACGATTTATATGACTTTACATCGGTGTCATATGTGTCATATGAGATGACAATGCAACACATTCAAACATTAAACTTGTTGTTCTCTGGTAAGCCACAATTTAGATTCAATCGTCACCAAAACAAATTGTTTTTGGACATTGATTGGTCAAGTGACCGTGAAGTTGGTGAGTATGTAATTGTTGAGTGTTACCGCCAGTTACAACCAGATTCAGTTACATTAACTGGTACAGTTACTTGTACCAACACATCTAATACTGTGACTGGTACTGCCACAGTATTTGACCGAGAAATTTTAGAAAATGATGTGATTGTTATTGGTGGTGAAGAAAAACAAGTTAGACACATCTTATCACCAACAGAATTAACTCTGTATAGTCCGGTTTCATCCAACAAAACATCTGTGTCGTTAGTTAAGACTGGTTTATCTGATGTTTGGAATGATAGATTCTTAAAGAAATATGCTACGGCTAAAATCAAATATCAATGGGGCAGCAACCTAAGTAAGTTTGCTGGCATACAAATGCCTGGCGGTGTTACACTTGATGGTGTAAGAATTATGCAAGAAGCACAAGCAGAATTAGATAAAATTGAAGAAGAAATGTACACAATGAGTAGTTTGCCAAGTGAGATTTTGACTGGTTAAAAATGGCAACAAATGTTTATTTTAATCCATTTCCACTCAATCAGATAACTTCCGAGCAACTGCTCGTTGAAGATTTACTAATTGAAGCCTTAAAAATTTATGGCATGGATGTGTTTTACCTCCCTAGGTCTAGTGGAGATGTAGTAGATTATATCTATGGTGAAGATTCAAATAAACAATATACTTCCGCATATCCAATTGAGTTGTATTTGGAAAATGTTACCGGCATGGACGGTGAACAAGATTTTATTTCTAAATTTGGTTTAGAAATTCGTGATGAAATAACATTATTGGTTTCTCGTAGAAGGTTTGCTGCAACAGTACCGCAAAGTAGACCTCAAGAAGGTGATTTAATATATGTGCCTCTGGTGCAAAACTTCTTTGAAATTACTTTTGTAGAACACGAAAATGATCAAGCAATGTTCTACACATTAGGCCGTGGCCGTGGTGCCAATGTCTATGTGTATGCATTAAAACTTAAACAACTTGTATTCTCCAATGAATTAATATCTACAGGTATTCCAGAAATTGATGACCAAATTAGAGATGCATATCCAAGAACGCGGATTTCATTGACTAGTGGTAGTGGTACTTTTGTTAATGATGAAATTGTATATCAAGGCAATAGTTTGGCTAATGCATCTGCACAAGCTGTTGTTCATACATTTGCCAAAAATACACACATTGATATAATTCGCACACAAGGAACATTTGTATCTGGTAATGTGCGTGGCAATACAAGTTCTGCAAACTGGATTATTAATACTATATCCGATACTGCAACTATGAATACTGCCTTTGAAGATATTGTTGATAACGCTAGAATTGAGGCAGAAGCCGATGGCATTATGGACTGGACAGAAACAAACCCATTTGGTACTGATTAAATATGCTAGGTCAACCACACTTTTACAACAGAACCATTCGCAAGATAGTGGTGGCGTTTGGTTCTATGTTTAACGATATTCAAATTGTTCGTTATAACAAAGATGTTAATATTCCTGGTCAAATTTTTAAAGTACCATTGTCATATGGTCCAAAAGAAAAATACCTAACTCGTATCACCAGTGATCCTGATTTAACAAAGTCTATTCAAACAATTGTACCTAGAATTTCGTTTGAGATGACAGGTATGTCATATGATCCTAGTAGAAAAAAAATGTCTACTATTCAAAACTTTGGCCTAGATTCAAATAATAGTTTAGTAACACAATTTGCACCTGTACCGTATGACTTTGATTTTTCATTGTCAATCTATGTAAGAAATACTGAAGATGGTACTCAAATTATTGAACAAATTTTACCATTCTTTACACCTGATTTTACAGTAAGTGTGAATTTTATTCCGTCACTAAGTCAAAAATATGATTTGCCCATTAAATTGGAATCTGTATCAACAAGTATTGACTATGAAGGTGACATGTCAACCACTCGTTTGATTATGTGGGACCTAACATTCACACTCAAGGGTTATATTTGGCCTCCAGTTAAGTCCAATACAGCTCAAGGTTTAATTGGTACATATAGTACATCAGCAGCTGCATATGGTTTTGCTAAATCGAATATTTTCATTGATACAAATGTGCGTGATTCACAAAAAGTTTATGTGAACTATGCAACTGGTAATAATGTGTTTACTACAGGTGAAACCATCCGTGTTGAAGATAAAGACATTACTGGTAAAGTAGTTTACTTTAGTAACACGGCCAGTGGTATTTTGGTGTTAAGTGATTTGAGTAAACTTGTTTCTGCAAATGATGTGGTTACTGGCGACTATTCACAAGCTAAATATAAAGTAACAGCTACTGAAAACTCTTTAGTATTGGCTTCTAAAGTTTTAGTGCAAGCAAACCCATTAAACTCTGCACCAGATGACCAATATGGATTTACTGATACGATTACTGAATGGCCTAATACTTTGATATGAACAAATTGAATCAAACTCTTTCTGAAGTTTTAGATGTTGAACCTATTGGTTCAACAGAACTTCTTCCTGCAACACCAGTTACTAAAGTAGATGATGATGCCGACTTTGCTCGTGAGAACATTCGTACCTTAATTGAAAAAGGTAACCTTGCGGTTGATGGCATCTTACATGTAGCAAAAGAATCTGAACACCCAAGAGCATATGAAGTTGCAGCTAATCTAATCAAAAACTTGTCTGACTTAAACAAAGACTTGATGGAAATTCAAAAACGTAAAAAAGATTTGGCGCCACAATCACAAAGAAGTGGTGATATCAATGTTGATAAAGCTGTGTTTGTTGGATCAACCACAGAACTGGTCAAGTTTTTAAAGAGTAATAAATAAGGATATTATGGAACAATTAATTCAACAACTAAAAGTAATTTTAGGTACCAATTTTGGTCTTTACTTAAAGTCTCACAATTACCATTGGAATGTGGAAGGAAATGATTTTCCACAATATCACCTATTCTTAAATACTTTTTATAATGAAGTATTTTTACAGAACGATTTAATTGCAGAGCATATAAGATATTTGGATGCATATGCACCAGGTTCATTTAGTAGATTTATGGAGTTATCCGCTGTTGAGGATTCTACAACGGTGCCAGATCCATTAACAATGATGATTACCTTAAAAGATGATAATGACAAATACATTATGCAACTTCGTGCTGGTATTATTTTAGCAGAACAAGCTGGTGAACCTGCGGTGTCAAATTTTTTACAAGAACTTTTAGGTGCTCATCAAAAGAAAGCATGGATGCTACGTAGCACGATTAAATAATGTCTGATGCTGGCTACTTAGGAAATGCGAGTTTAAAAAAACTTGGTGTTGAGATATCGTATACAGAAGAACAGATTGCAGAAATTGTAAAGTGTTCTAATGATCCAGTATATTTTATTAAAACGTATGTGAAGATTGTCAATGTTGACCATGGATTGGTCAATTTTGATATGTGGCCATTTCAAGAAGAAATGGTACAACAGTTCCATGAAAATCGATTCTCACTATGCAAAATGCCACGTCAAGTGGGCAAAACAACCACAACTGTTGGTTACATGTTGTGGAGTATACTATTCAATATAGATTATAAGGTTGCAATTTTAGCTAATAAAGGTTCTCTTGCTCGAGAAATCTTAGGTCGATTGCAATATGCCTATGAATATGTTCCCATTTGGTTACAACAAGGTATCAAAGTATGGAATAAAGGTAACATAGAACTTGAAAACGGTTCTATGATTTATGCATATGCGACTTCTGCTTCAGGTGTTCGTGGTGGTACATACAACTTAATCTTTCTTGATGAGTTTGCTTTTGTGCCACATAATATGGCATCTGAATTTTTTCAATCAACATACCCTGTTATTTCATCAGGTAAAACCACAAAAGTTATTATAGTTTCAACGCCCAACGGCTTGAATATGTTTTATAAAATGTGGACAGATGCTATTGAAAAAAGGTCAACTTATAAGGCCATTGAGGTGCATTGGTCTATGGTTCCAGGCAGAGATGAAGCTTGGAAAGAAGAAACTATTAGAAACACCAGTGAAGAACAGTTTAGGGTGGAGTTTGAAACTGAGTTTATTGGCTCATCTGCCACTTTAATTTCTGGTGTTAAACTGAGGGCTTTGACATTCTTTAATCCAATTCATTCAGAAGAAGGTTTGGACATATATGAAAAAGCACAGCCTGGACATATGTATATTTGTACAATTGATTGTGCAGAGGGTGTAGAACAAGACTATTCTGCCATTAATGTTATTGATGTGACACAAGTTCCATATAAACAAGTTGCCAAATATCGCAATAATAAACTGCCTCTATTGTTTTTTCCAACCATCATATACTCATTGTGTAGAAGATATAATGAGGCCTATGCCTTAATTGAAACTAACAATGTTGGCCAACAGGTCGTTGATATTCTGCACTATGATTTGGAATACGAAAACATATATAAGCTAGAACACCATCACATTAAGGGACAGTCAATTTCAGGTGGGTTTAAACGATCAACATCTTTTGGTATTAAAACAACCAAAACTGTTAAGAAAATTGGATGTGCCAACTTAAAAACTTTAATTGAAGCTGATAAGTTAATAATTAATGATTTTGATACTATCGCTGAGTTGACTACATTTGTCAGAGTAAGAGACAGTTATCAGGCGGAAGAAGGTAATAATGATGATTTGGCTATGGGTCTGGTGTTATTTGCTTGGTTGGCGGCACAGACATATTTTAAAGAAGCTACTAACATTGATATCCGTAGATACATGTTGGAAGAACAAAATATGCTTGTAGAGGAAGACTTGGCACCAGTTGGAATCATAGATGATGGTCGCCGTGAAGAAGTCCTAGTGGACAGCGGCGATGTGTGGACTGAAAGAGGCTATCTATCCTCAAGGTTCTAAAAA